CTGGCCTGCGCCGGTCGCCTCAGCATACAACCCGTCGAGTTCAAATGCCGTGCTGGCCGCCGTATGCTGGGCAATGCGATAAAGGGTGTCTCGCCCTGAGCACTGAATGAAGTAGCCTTCGAGTGAGTCGGTAGGGGCGGAGGAGAATGCGCCCACTTCGGAGCCGAGGGTGAGAGTCACCGTGCCCGTGTCATATTTGGGCTGAAGCTCAATAATCATGGGGTGTTTTGCGCGCGCCCATACCCAAGGCTCATCCACTTCGATGTCAAATTCATTGCCGCCGGCAATTATCGTATTGTGAATGCGGTTGAGGTATTCCAGTGCATCGGATTCTAGGTCAGAGTTGCCGTTGGTCACTTCGCCTGCGCGGCGGAGAATGGAGTCGAGTAAGTCTGCGGATGTCCTAAATTGCCCCAAAGTTCCCCCGGTTTCAAATTAAGTGCGACCCCCGGAGGGGTCACACGCGCAGGAGGATTATTATTTCTCCTGTGTGCTTACTGACTTCTCGGCCTGCTCCAGTACTTTTTTAAGTTTAGCTGAAGGCTTTGCGGCAGCGTCCTCGGTCTTGAATTTCTGTTCGCGCTTAATCTCATTCAGTTCCGCCTTAAGTCTGGCGGTTTCCTCTAGTGCGGAGGCCACGGCCTGCTTCACTAGCTCCTCTGCCGTAAGAGGGGCGACCCATGCCTCGTGCGCAGCATCGGGCAAGAATTTTCCGGCAACGTAACGTCCGGCAGGCTCATTGTTCTCAAAATACAAGTTCCCGGAGCCTTTAGGGCGCTCAAAATATGCAACACCGTGATGCTTGCGCATAGTGTATGGATTGACTGAAGTCACACGGCCAGTCTTGGCGTCCCGTCGATGCACGACGAGATCGAATTTATCTTTTGATGATTTGCTCATACTTTCCCCTTGGTTTAGTTACTTACCTTGAGGGTAAAGTTACCAACCTATTACTTCAACTTCAATCACTTGTGCCGCGATTGCTAATGCGCTTGCTTCGGACAAAGCTGAGGCGGCTAGGGTGGCTGAAAGTACTCCGCCCTTTGTCGCAGTGTCTGCGGCCAGACTAGTGGCGTCAGTCGCAGCTTCCTTACCGATGATTACAGTCTTGATATTGAGGGCGTCGGTGCCGGCAGCCGCTGTGCCACCCTTGACTAGGAAATCATGGGCGTGTGTCTGCGCGGGTGCGCGCATGACCACTAGTTTCTCCGCACTCTGATCGTATTGAAAAACATAACCGGAAAGTCCCTGGTCAACAACGTGCATGCTCTCGATTACTGTCGGGCAGCCCATCTTGGCTTTGTCGAGGGGTATTCCGTTTGCGGGCACTGTGAGGGTGGCATTTCCGAAGGAAAGGCGGACTAGATTATTGACTCTAGAGTCTCCCATTCGGCGTTGCTTAAGGACTAAGTGGGTCACGTCGGTTACAGCTAAATCTGCCATGGGTATCTCCTGAATTTAAGAAAGTTTAAGGTTTCCCCCCGCCTTAACGGAAGGGGGAAGTCGAATCTTTAGTTATTACTAACCGGCTACCATGTCTGTGTTGTTGGCAGGAACTTCTGCCTTATCTTCACATACGAAGTAGTACACGCCCTGTCCAGTTGGTGTGCCTGTGCCAATTACGTGGCTAAGCTCCATGCTGTCGCCAACTGCAAAGTTGACTGGGGTGCAGTTTTCGTAAGTCACTTTTCCGATTGCCGCGCCGGAAGCTACTGTCACTGTGGCGACAACTGCCTCGTTGGTTGCGGAAAGGGGAGTGGGGCGCTTTGTGAAAATAACTTGGGGGGCAACTGAAGTGCCGGAAGCCGCCTCTGAAGTGAGGACGAATCCGCATTGAGTTACTGTGCAGGGGCGGACGCAAACTAGTTCGCCGTGGTCTGCGGAGCTTGCGCCGATGTCCTGTTCCTTAAGCACTTCGGCAGCGTTCTGCGCAAGTGTGATAAGGGGGACGAAGTAATTTAAGTGTGTTCCTTTTTGTGGGTAAGCCATGAAGGTCTCCTTGAGTCGTAAGTTAAGTTAATGCCGGAAAAAAAGGGGCAATTAAGCCCCCTTCGTTAATTACTATGATGATGTGACGTGTACTACGCGGGCTTCGCCGGCGTTTGCAGAATCATCCCAGATTTGTTCAAATCCGTAGATTCCATACCAAGCAACACCTTTGCTGCGACCGTAGTCCTCAGATTCCTTAGCGCGAAGCTCAGGATCTTGGACAACGCCCATGACTACTGGGTCTGCGCCGAAGAATACCGCTTCGCCGAGAACTGAGCCAGTGCCCAAGCTGCCGGACAAAGAGGCTGTGTTGTTGCACTCGATGAAGCGGATGTTCTCGATGCGACCAATCTCGCCGTTGTACTTGGCTGAGGGGTCTGTGTATTTCTTCCAGTCGATCCACTGTGGGTCGCGCACTAGGCCACGCTTCGCCTTTGTGCTCAGGATACACATATAGTCGTCACCTGAGTAAGGGTCTACGTTAAGGGTGGAGAAGAGATAATCGCGGATGCTCTCAACGTGATACATGTTGAGGTTTGAGGCTGCGGCGGTTGAAGCCGTGCCGTCAGTGTCGAAAGTTGTAGTGCTGATGGCCTCGGGGATGGCCTTAATCTTGCCTGAAGAGAATGCATCCGCTGCGGAAGCATCAAGGCTCAGCTTTAGCTGGTCCCGGAGTTTTCGCTGGATTGTGTTCTCAAGGTCGAATGAACCGAGGTCGAGAGCAAGTGAAGTGAACGGGATTGAACGGCCATATTCGCCGACAGTCACAGCCTGAGTGCTCAAGCTAATGGTGTCTTCGGGAATTCTGACATTCTCTGTCAGTGCGGCTGAAGTGGGAACGGTGACATTGCTCACGCGAGTAATGGTCACTGATTCGCCCATTTTCTTGCCGTAACCAGGCTCGGGCTTTACGAACTGCATGAACTTCGCCTCAGCGATAGCTGCCATTCTGATTGAAGAACTCATTTTGTGGTTTTTATAGACGCCCGTTGGAGCATCGAATGACCAACTATGTTGTGACATTTGTACCTTCCTTATGTTCGGTTAATAGTTCGCTCGTTCAAATTAAAATCCGCTAGTTAAGTACGCTCCATCCGTGGTGCGCGCTAAATCTTTCGGCGCTCGCGGCTAGTTTCTTTAGCCCCGCTTGTTCCTAGCTTGTCGAATCTCGGTGATAAAATCAACCGGCTCCGCCTGCTTTATGTTTCGTGTAACATTTCCGGGGCTGCCCATGCTGGCACCGTTTGATGTGGCCGGCAGTTCCCGCCTCGGCTTAGCGTTGTCATTATAGCTTTGGAATTTGGCTCGCGTCTTCTGCGCAAGGTAATCCATCGCCGCCTTCTGCCCCTTGGTCTGGTTAATGGCCTTTATGTCCTCCGTGTGCTTCGTCAGTACACTTTCGCAGTCCTCGCGGAAGCCCGCGAGATCGGGATTAGCGCCGAAGAAATCGGACCACAGCTTATCGTCCTCTGTGCGAGTGGAAATTTGCCCCAGAATTTTGGCCTCCGTCGCCGCACTGATTTTCTCCCCGTACTGCTTCAGAAACTCCTTCGGATTTTCGTAAAATTTAGCGTCGAAATCTTCTTCAGGCTCCGCCGCCGGTGTAACTTTCTGCGCATTTTGCTGCGCGAAGGCTGCATCCTGAATTGCCTGCCGATATGCGTCACTCCGCGCTTCGATGAGTGTGCTTTTCTGGTCTAAAGATTGTGCGTAGGCGAAAGCCTCTTCCTGCGTCCGGAATTCCTTATCCCCTATTTTTATCTTTGCCTCACCGTCGTCCGCATCATCCTGGGACATTTCATGCCTTTGCTCCGGCTCGCCCTGCGGCATTTGCTCCTGCTTCCCCTTGGCCAATTGATCTAGAATTTCACTCATAATTTCTCCTCGCTTTGCGCGTCTAATGTTCTTAGTTTTCCTTTAATTTCAGTTTCCAGTTCATGAAGTGCTGCGACCCGTGAGAGTTCGCGCATGACATCCGACCCCGCGTTGAATTGCTGGAGTAGTCTGCCGAATGCGGCGGACTTCTTCTTCTCCAGTAGGGGGAGGAAGTGTTGCATGTTTAGTGCGAAAATCCGCAGGTCATTGATCTCCTCCTGGGTCATTTCTTCTCTCCCGTGGCACCCGGGGGCGCGACCACTCCTTGAGCAGGCGCGGGCACCGGCACCGGATCAATTAGGAT